CAGCAGCACTAGGAGCACCTTTACTACCAACTTTACGCATCTTTTCACCACTGCCAGCGGCTATGCGTTTCTTCTTGGCGTTAATATTTGCGTATAGTCCGTCTGCCATCTTATTTACCTTTACGCAGACACTTACCTGCTTTTTTGCACTTAGCAGGAGTAGGGCAACCAGCGCATGGCTTAAATTTGATTGGGATTGTCTTGTTTGGCATAGTTAATATCCTGAAATTGTGTCTAGGTACTCGTACTCTTCCTCTTCAAAGTCAAAAACATAGGCTACTTTTGCAAGTTGCTCGATGTAAGACAGTGCGTCAGGCAAGTCATCGTGTACTAGTTTGTTTGGAAACTGAAATAGTTGGTCTAGGAACTCGTTGTTCCAGTCACCTTTGTTGAGGGTAACGTAACCATTCTCAAAGCGCCCTTGCAGCGCCCATACAACACGGTCTGTTTTCTTCTTATTACCGTGTGTTAGCTCGTCAACCCTGAAGAATGTCTGGGTTCTCTTCATAATGTCGGTCATGTAGGGCATAACCGCCTGTTTAGCGATACCTTTTTCAATGCCGACAGCTACAGGCTCGTACTTGGCGACAGCATCGAATATCTTCTTGGCTGTTTCCTTGACATCCCACCTACCGTAGACAATCTCTGCAACCCACCAACCCTTCTCGTTGGCTTTAACAATAGCCATAGCAGTGTTGTCAAGGCGAGAGTTCTTAACACCGACAGATCCCTCAGCCTCAAAACCAGCCAAGTCAACCGCGATGTAGAAGTCACCCTCATCAGGCTCTTCCTCGTCAAACTTTATCCACTCTTCTTTGAATAACTCCCCACCTGCGGCCTCGAAAGATGCCATAAACTCCTGCCGGAATGCAAATGAGGACATGCTTTTCTTAGCTGCCTCAATCTCTTTAGGGTCAAGTAGCGGGTTGTCGAACGAAGTAAAGTGGAAAGACTTGAAGGTGTCATCGGTTCCTTTAAAACCGTATTGGTATAAATCATAGAAGTGGTTACGACCCATCGGCGTACCAATGAACATCGCTCTCCCCTTCAAGTCAGCCAGTGCAGGGCGTAAAATTTGCTCCCACACCGCTGGCTTCATGTCTGCATACTCATCGAGTACCAGAAACTTTAGCGAAACACCCCGCATCGTTTCAGGCCGATCAGCACCTTTGAGACTAATAGTTGCCCCATTGATAAGCTTAATCTGCAAGTTGTTAATATGGCTACCTGTAATGACAGAGTGACCAACCTCAAGCAGGACTTGCCACATGATATCACGAGCTTGGCCTTGCGTAGGAGCAACATAAAATACATGACCTCTCTGGCTTTGTAACGCCTCAACTATTAAGCGGTAAGCCGCCAACCTACTCTTACCTGTACGCCGACCAGCCGCTACCACATGGAAGCGAGTCTCGTCAGCCCATACCTTCTTCTGCCACGGGAGTAATTCAATCTTTAAATCACTCACAGGTTCGCCTTAATATCTATAGGGTAACATGCAGCGTTGTAGGGGTTCTCTGGGTTTGAGTTGACGTATGTAGCTTTAACAACACACTCATCCAACGTCTTTACCTCATATCTACCCATTATGGTTGCTTGACCACCGGGGGTTAATGAGAAGATTATCAGGATTATTTTTAACATCACTTACCTCTTATAAGGTTAACAAGGGTTATGACACCACCGAACGAATAGCTTATACTACCCTTGATAGCGTTTATCAGTCCCCTGTATATTTCCATTGGGCTAGGGAGAATCCAGCCTAGGATGATTAACAACAGAACCCAAGGTGGTAAACTGTTGATGGTTACGTTGGCGGCGTCAATGGCGGTTTCTGCTTGCGACAGCTTACCGATTTGTTGCGCCTCAACTTTGTTTTCTTTGACGTCACCGACTTGGACACCAGTCTGGTTATTCTCTTTACCAATCTGAGTGTTGGCAGCGACGTTTGTTCCACCACCCATGCCGGGCACAAGTGCGCTTAAAGCAGAACATCCCGCCAAAATACTAATAGAAAGCGCTACTAGGATTGTGGCGGTTTTCACAGCCCTCTAGTGCCCATCAACCCACGGTCGGCTAACAGGTCTTCCATTGTTGCATACTGAGGCTGCTCAAAATCACTCATAGGAGCAGAAGGAGTATATGGCACTGGTTGTTGAGGGATATAATCGTATGTTGGCTGTGCTTGTGGGGCTGGCTGCGCTTGCGCCGAAGGAATAAAACTTTCAGTTAAGCTTGCCAACGGCGACATAGCTTGCGAAGGAAATTGCATCGGCTGCTCGTAAGGGGATGGCATTCCTTCTGGCTCTGGTTGCATTTCAGCAGCGGAGGGAAGGGGACTATCAAATTTTGTAAGATAATCTTTATAATATGTTGCTTTCTTAGCTCTATTTGCAGGTAATGTTTTTTCTTCTCCTGCATTAACTTTATTAGCTAACTCTTTAAAACTTGTTGTTTTTAAATCTCCGTCAGCATTTAATAAGTTATTTTCAATCCATCCAGCAGTAATATCCCAACTTATTTCAGGATCATAACGTAATTTAGCAATTTCTGCTGGGTCATTGGCTACTTTAGCTGCTAATTCAGTTCTACCTGTTTTTTGTAAAGCTTTTACAATATTCGATAATCCAGTTACTTGAAAAGCGCCTAACCCTCTAACATTAGCATCTTTGTATTGAACACCAAAGACTTTTTCTTTAAACTGTTCTTTTGATAAAATACCAGCTTTACGGTCGTTAACTTGTTTTTGATACCAACGAGAACCTAACTCTCGCCAGTCTTTATCGCTATAGGTAGAAAGATTTTCTTCAGCTAATTGTTTAACTTGTTCTCCTTTTGGATCAAGCTTATACTTTTTAGCTAACTTGTTAATTTCATCAGGAAGTAATTCTTTTATAAATTTTTTAACATTACGTTTTGAAGCTGTTTCAAAAGTATTAGCCCAACGATCAGCACCAGTTCCAATAACTTTACCTGCTTTATTTTTCAATGGAGAAATATACAAAGGGTCTGCTTCGTCTTTAATAGTTTTAAACCCCGGAGCTTCCCCTTGCCAGATTGCCATTAACTGAGAAATACCTTTATTAGATACTTTTGGAAACCTAGCTTTTAATTTATTAAAAACTTCTTGTTCTTCTTTACTTGCTGCCATAATCGTAGTCCTCGACATCCACGATGTCATCTGATCCGGCGATTGAGACAGACTCGCCCACACCGGAGATTGTAATGTTAACAGAAGGACGAGAGGTGCCCGCCTTATCTTTCTCGAAGTAGGACATCGGAAGCATCCTATCGACCAACAGCTTCCACGCTGCTGCTTGGTTTTTATGTTCATCATCTAGTGCCGCATCCAGTA